TCCACCGGTTCGGGCAGACCCGTCCGTGCGACGTGCACCTGATCTACGCCGAGACCGAAGCCGCGGTGCGGGACAACCTGCAGGAGAAGTGGGCTGAGGACGAGCGCCTCACTAGCACGATGTCGGAGGTCCTGCGCGAGTTCGGCCTGTCCGCCACCGCGATCTCCGAAGCGCTCACCCGCGCCATGGGTGTCGAGCGGGAGGTGCACACCGGCGAGGCGTGGACGATCGCGCTGAACGACTCGGTGGTCGAGTGGCGTGACCACGTCGCTCCGGAGTCGATGGGTTTCATCTGCTCGTCGATCCCGTTCGCGGGGAAGTACGAATACTCGCCCAACTACGCCGACTTCGGCCACTCCGACGACAACGCCCGGTTCTGGTGGCAGATGGACTACCTCACGCCGTCGCTGTACCGCGCGCTCATGCCCGGCAGGATCATGGCCATCCACGTCAAGGACTGGCAGCTGTACGGCTCCGTCACGAAGGCGGGCGTGTACACCGTCGACACCCTCCACGCTGAAGCGATCGCCCACTACACCGGGCACGGGTTCGACTACTACGGGATGATCACGGTCACGACCGACGTCGTGCGCGAGAACAAACAGACCTACCGCCTGGCCTACTCCGAGATGGTCAAGGACCACTCGAAGATGGGCGTCGGGTCGCCCGAGTACGTGCTGCTGTTCCACAAGCCGCAGACCGACAGGCAACGCTCCTACGCTGACACGCCGATCACGAAGAGCAAGGCCGACTACACGGTCGGTCAGTGGCAGATCGACGCGGCCGCGGACTGGCGCACCGGCGGCAACCGGCTCCTCTCGAGCGACGAGCTCGCCGCGCTCGACGTCGGCACCCGGTCGAAGCTGTTCGCGAAGCAACTGTCGAACACGGTCTACGACTACGACGCGCACATCGCCCTCGCTGACCGTCTCGCCGCGGCCCGTGCGCTCCCCGGCACGTTCGCTTCGCTCATGCCCGGCTCGTGGCGCGACGACGTGTGGACGGACATCCTCCGGATCCACACGCTGAACAGCCGCCAGCGCGCCCGCGAAGTCGAGGCGCACATCTGCCCGTTCCCGCTCGACATCCCCCGCCGCCTCATCCGGATGTACTCCAACCCCGGCGAGCTGGTCGGCGACCCGTTCTCCGGGCTCGGCTCGACGGTGCTCGAAGCGGTGAAGCAGGACCGACGCGGCTTCGGCTCCGAGCTGAACCCGGTCTCGGTCGCCGACTCGGTCGTCTACCTCACCGAGCACGACAACCAGCGGGACATCCCCACCCTGTTCGATCTGCTCGACCAGGAATGGAGCGCGGCATGAACACCTGCAAGATCGACGGCTGTGACCGTCGTGTGACCGCGCGCGGCTGGTGCCGGATGCACTACCTCCAGCAGTGGCGGGCCGGGTCGCACACCGAAGCACCCGTCCGAGCGGGCACCGTGGTCGTCTGCCCCGCGGATCACCCGCACGATGTCGACGGGTGCTGGGCCGAGCACGGATGCCGGTGCACCCGCTGCCAGCACCTCCGCAAGATGGACCGGCAGCGGCGACGCAACCGCCTCCGCGCGTACGGCCGCGCCGACGACATCACCCCGCCGCGCGTGCCCGCCGCGCCCGTCTTCAAGCACGTGGTCGAGCTGCAGGCAGATGGGTTCGGGCTCGAGCGGATCGCGGATGCCGCCGGCGTCAGCCGTTCCGTCGTCCTCGACGTCATCTACGGGCGTCGGGGGAAAAACCGACGCGCCGACGCGCCGGTGCCGACGATCCGGGAATCGTACGCCCTGCGCATCCTCGCACTCACCCCATCCGACATCGAGGCCGCAATCGTCCCGTCCACGGGTACGGTGCGTCGCCTCCAGGCTCTCTGCGCTATTGGCTTCGCCGAGACCGACCTCGCCGCGCTCATGTCCATGCGCCCCGGGAACTTCTCCCCGGTGATCCTCGGCTATCGGCCCCGCATCACCGCCGCCACCGCGGCACGAGCCTCCGAGATCTTCACCGACCTGTGGGAGCGGCCACCGTCTGACCGGCGGGCCGAGAACACCCGCAAGCACGCGAAGGCCCGCGGCTGGGTGGGCCCGCTCGCGTGGGACGACATCGACGACCCGAACGAGCAGCCCGAGGGCGTCGCGGAACGGAAGACCCGCACACCCGCCGAGGACCTCCTCGACGACATCACGTTCCTGCTGGAGCTGGGGGAGTCGCCCGAACAGGTAGCCGTGGTCGTCGATCGGCAAGTCGGGTCCATCGCGAAGCTGGCCGAGCGGAATGGCAGACGCGACCTTGCACAGACGTTCGGGGCCATCGGCAAGCGAGTCGCAGCATGAAGGGCCGCTCGCTCACGGATGCCGAGCGTGCCCGCATCGTGCTCCTGCGGGCGGAGGGCATGCCGGCCTCCTGGATCGCGGAGGACGTCGGCGTATGCGTCGACACGATCCGCACCACGAGCCCAGCGTATCCCGCCGAGGTCGCGGAGTGGCGCACCCAGTTCCAGTACATCCGTCGGGACGCGGAGCTGTTCGCTCTGCACGTCGAGTTGGCGCCGAAGCGCCGGAAGGGAGCCGTCGCATGAACGACGTCGAAGGACTGCTCACTGAGGACGAGGCAGCCGAGCGCGGCTACCAGGAGTGGAAGGCGCTGTACCTCTGGCACGTCGACCAGCTCCCCAATGTCGTGCAGGCCGTCGGGACGGTCGCCATGGCCCCACAGATGCTGCGCGCTGCGCAGCTGCGTGAGCGCGTGTCCGGGGGCGGCTTCATCGACAACATGCCGGTCGTCGACGGACCCGAATCTCGGTACGCGGCCGCGGTCTGGCACGCGCTGCGCGCCTACCTCACGATCGCGTCGTCGCGTCTCGGCGTCGAAGCTCCCACACTGCCGACGTCGCTGCCGGACGATGTCGACACCGCTCGCCGGTGGGCGTTCATCGCGAACGAGTGGATGGCGGCATGGGTAGACCACCTTCTCGAATGGCCCGACCTCGCGGCCGCGGAGGGCGAGCTGTTCCGCCTCATCCGCCGCGCGCGCACGCGCCTCGAGACCGGCACCGTTCGACGTGCTCGCCCAGAGGAGTGCGAGGTGTGCGGCGAAGACGCCGTCACCGTCGATTGGGCTGACGGGCCCGACGGCGCGGTGCTTGTGAAGGCGTGCCAGAGCTGCCACCACCGACCGGTGGACGCGTGAGCGATGGGCCGATCGCGAAGGAACGACGTGGGCACGTCGTCCCGTTCGCGTCGACGACGGATGCCTCGCGTGTCTGCGCTCGCGGCGCTGAGGCTGGGCGGGGGTACTGCGGTCGAAAGGCGACGGGCGCGAAAGTCACATCCGACTGGGCCGACGTCGTCTGCAAGGACTGTGAGGCGGCCCGACGCGCCGACCGTTAGAGCCATTTCGGCATCAACGACTTGCAGAAGTTATCCCCCGAGGTGTGCACACAGTTGCCCACACCCTGAAACTCTCAACCCGTTGTTCAACCTCAATTTTCGAAAGTGCTTGTGGACAGATTTAGTCGCGGAATTACGCGGATGTAGTTTCGCACTTCTCATCGAACGAAGAGTTGTCCACATCAGTCATCCACCCAGGATGCGGCGTGTCGCATCGGTCCTCCACAGAGTTATCCACAGGCTCGTTTGCCGAACATGTCTTCACCCTGAACGATGATCTCCACGACCCGAAAGGAGGTCAGGAATGCCAACACAGCAGCGAATCTTCATCGCCGAGAACTACCTGCGGATCCTCCGCGCCGATCCGAACCCGACCATCGTGACCGAGACCTACTACGTCAGCCTCGCCGCCCGGCACGGGGTGTCGCTCGAGCGGATCGCCGAGTTGACAGGCATCCCGCTGAACCGCGTCGACCGGCTCGTGAACGGTTGAGACATGCCCACGCTCACCTACCGCGAGGCCGCCAAGCGCGTCCACCGCACCAAGCGCTGCATCGAGTACTGGCGGGCGCGCGGCATGGTCATGAGCTGGGCCGTCCGTGATGGGCAGCGCGTCCGCGTCGTCGAGGAAGACATCCTGCTCGCCTGGTGGCGCGACAGGATGCGGAACGACCCCGCCCACCGCTACCGCCTCCGCGCGAAGAAAGCCGCGCAGGCAGCCGTACACGCCTCCCCAGAACCAGTTTCGGAGTGAAGTTGACACCCGAGTGGTTTCGGACCCTACATTCATGGTTAGCAAGGTGTCTGACACGGACACCACCCCCCGAAGGGCCCCGCCGAGCACACCCGCTCCGGGGCCTTCGCCATACCCCGAACGAAGACGACCCCGACCAGCGCGCCAACGCCGATCGGGGTCTGACCCACCATCGACTCCCATCGATCGGAGGGCTGCCGTGGAGCCTACCCACGGGCACCGACATGGCACCTTCGCCTCCGTCAACCGGGCCAACATCGCCCGCCTGCAGGAGCAGCGAGACCGTGCGGGCCTCACCCAACTCGCCGACGTGCTCGACACGTCAGCCCACCCCGACGGGCCCAGCCTCGCGCAGGAGGCCCGCGCTGCGGTCGAGTGGATCGACACGACCACCCCGCGCGTCGTCGACGTCGCCGACGTCATCGAGGTCCGCGTGGGCGACATCCTCCGGTACGACCGTGACGGGTATCCGCTCGAGGGCGTCGTGATCGACGTCGACGGGCACCACATCACCACGAACCTCGGCGACAACGTCGCCATCTGATCCACCGGCCGGGAGTTCGAGGCCACGCGGCAGGGCGCGCGCATCGGTGTCGCTCGCCCCGCACTCCTCCCGGCCGGTGTCTGACCGGCGTGAACGCGGAGCTGCCTGCCGCGAAGGACCCCCATGACGCCCCGACCTCGGGCGAGGGGCACCTGCGCCACCCCTGAGGGGCGCCGATGGGCCGACCACGGCGCCGGCGCCCCTCACATCCGGGAGGTGGGATGGACGAGTACTCGGAGACGGCCGTGCTCGGCCCCGGCGTCGTCGCGGCGCGGAAGAACACCCGCCGCATGCATGAGCTGCGCCAGCGGTTCTTCGAGGAGGGGAAGCAGCTCGACGCCGAGGGCGACCCCGCAGCGGACTGCCACATCTGCAAGGCCCGCATCGACTATGACGCGGCGCCCGGCACGACTCCCGAGTCGCACAACCTCGACCACTACTACCCGGTCAAGACGCATCCCGAGCTGCAGGAGGACTGGGACAACTTCCGGCACAGCCACAAGCTTTGCAACCAGGTAAAGAGCGACGGCCTGATCGACGGGGGAGGGCTCGGCGAGCTCGTCCCCGACTGGTGGTGAGCCCGGTGACCGGATCCACATGGGACGAGCTGCGCGACGCCGAGCAGCTCGCGTACGACCGCCGCCGCGCGGCCACGCACCACGGCGCATTCCACCAGCTCGACGCGGAGCGCGCCGAACGCCACCTCGCTCGCCTGGAGATGGGCGACGACCTCGACGACTGAGGAGCCACCCATGAACCACCGCACCGTCCTGGAGCGCGCCGACCAATCCGGCTTCCACATGGTCGTCAACGGCCGCCGCCCCGTCGGCTACTGCGCCGACCACGCCCCGCACGCTACGGAGGCCGAGGCGCGCGAGTGCTTCGGCCAGTACCAGCGCGACAAGGTGCGGGAACATGGCCGCGCACGCTGGACGAGCTGCATGCTCAAGGGCTGCACCTCGCCCGCGCAGCGCATGTTCGAGATCGAGGGTGACGGGTACGCCCTCGCCGTGCTCTGCGACGAGCACGCGACCAAGGAGAACGCCATCACGGTCATGCATCTCGAAGGCCCCGCCGGGGATGCGTGGTTCTCGTGAGCGGCCGCGAACTCGACCCTGACGGAACCGACAGCTACCACCCCGAGCACCCGTGGGAGCAGCCTGGCCACCGTCTCTATATCGCCCCGTCCGAGCGCACGTCGCTCAACTGGCCGCCCGCACCCGCCTACCCCCACGGGCCGCACGAAGCGAAGCAATGGGACAACCTCCCGGTCCGCATCGCACCCGAGCCGTCATGGCGACGTCAGTACGGGTACGCCCAGCCACGGGCGCAACAGCCCCTTCTCTGCAAGCTCGGGCTGCACAGGCGCGCGGCATCCGTGGACGCGTACATGCAGGCACCAGCGCCCCTTCGGTGTGATCGGTGCGGCGAGCCGCTGGGCAGGGCGATTTACAGGGGGCAGCGGTGAACCGCTACGCAGCCGCAGGTATCAACGCCGACGCGATCGCGGGGAAGCGGATCATCGTCATCACCCGAGACGTGCAGACCTCACGCGAAGCGCTCGAAGAGATCGCTCAGGCCATACCCACCGACGTGGACGTCGTCGTCCGTCGAGCCAACGGCGCGGAGAGGATCAGCTACCCCACCACCGGGGGAGACATCATCATCCGCTCCTACCGCCAGGGTGCCCGCGGCGTGAGTGCCGACGTCCTGTACCTGGACGAGGCGGTCGACCCGCTCCTGCGCTCCACCGACGCCTGGACATCCCTCTACGCCAACCTCGCCGCCTCCCAGCACCCTGAGATCATCCGCGCCTGACCCCAACCCCCAAAAAATCCACAACCCCCCACCCCACGGACCACCTCCCGCCCGGTCGCTTCCCCTCTCCCCGGGTTGCGTCCCCGATTTCGACCAGGGGGTGCCACATGTCTCCTCGGAAGGCTGAGAGGCCGCACAGGGCCGCATTGACGCGGATGTTGCGTGCGACAGGGCTCGCTCAGATGCCTGATGAAGCACCCCTTGTCGAGCTGCTTCGTTCGCTGGCCGACGAGATCGACGCGGGGGGTGGTTCGAGGCCGCGGATCGAGTATCGGAATGCGCTGAAGGATGCGCGGGCGGTGCTGAATGCGGCGGTGAAGCCTGCTCGCGGGAGCGCGGCGAGGAAGCGGGAACCGCTGGAGGAGCCGCCGACGAACGCTGAGGCCTCGGAGGTGGACCCGCCGGACAACCTGCTGCGGTTCGAGCAGAAGCACGGGCTCACGTAGTCCGCTCCTGGAGGTGCCCGTGGCAAAGCAGTTCGGTCGCACGGAGCCTCGCCTGTGGACGAAGCCGCTGCGCGAGTTGACGCCGGAGACGTCGCTCGGGTTCCAGGTGATCGCGTTCGCTACCGAGGTGCTCGGGGTGACGTTGTACCCATGGCAGCGGTGGCTGCTGATTCACGCGCTCGAGCTGCTCGAAGACGGGACCTACCGGTTCAAGCGCATCATCGTGCTCGTCGCCCGCCAGCAAGGGAAGACGATGCTCGCGTCGGTGCTGGCCGCGTGGTGGCTGTTCGTGGATTCGAAGCGTCACCCGGAGCGTGTGCCGCCGTTGAAGTTCAAGGTCGTGGGTGTCGCGCAGAACCTCGACATCGCGAAGGAGCCGTGGCAGGTCGTGAAGACCTGGTGCGATCCGAAGCCAGAGACCGAAGAAGACGGCGAGCTCGCGATCGCGTCCCTGCAGGGTCGGACCGCGAAGGTCATCGACACGAACGGCGCGCTGTCGATCGTGGCCCGCACCCGGGCGCACTACGAGATCCGCGCCGCGAAAAACGCGCGTGGCAAGCCCGCGGCTCGCGTCCTCATGGACGAGATGCGGGAGCAGAAGGACTGGTCAGCCTGGAACGCCGTGTCGCAGACGACGAAGTCGTTCTTCAACGGCATGCTGATCGGCTTCTCGAACGCGGGCGATGCGGGCGCGGTGGTGCTCAAGACGCAGCGCACCGCCGGCATCGAGGACATCGAAAACTGGGATTCGTACGTCGAAGCCGGCCTGATGTCGGCCGAGGAGTACGCGAACACCCATGACGTGTCACTCGGGCTGTTCGAGTGGTCCGCTCCCGACGGATGCGCGAAGGACGACGTCGAAGGCATCCTGCAGGCGAACCCGTCGATTGGCCACGGCGTCATGACCGTACAGTCGGCGCTCGCCGACATCCGCGGCATGACGGACGCGGGCTACCGCACTGAGGTGTTGTGCCAGTGGGTGACGAGCCGGGTCGACTCGTACATCGACGTCAAGGACTGGCGTCCGCGCCGGGTCCTGCCCTCGGAGATCATCATCGCGCGCGGCTCGCGCACGGTGTGGGCGCTCGACACCAGCGAGGACGACATGACCTGGCTCGCAGCCGCAGTGCTCACCACCGACGGCCGCCCGTTCGTCACGACGCGCGTGAAGCGCACGGGGATGCTGTGGGTGCCGAAGTTCATGGTCGAGCTGGCCGAGAAGTCCGGCCACCGCGAGGTGGTCGTCCAGAGCCGCGGATGCCGCGCCGCGGAGTTCGCTCCGCTGCTCGAAGAGGCCGGCCTGATCGTGCACGCGCTCGACGGCGGGCAGTTCGCACACGCCACCGCACGCATGCGCGATCGCGTCCGTGACCGGCAGCTGCTCATCATCGAGCAGCCGGACATCGACACGGCCGTCGAGGGCGGCGTCGTCATGGACTACGCCGACAACAAGGCGTGGTCGCGACGCCGGTCGAAGCCCGTCGATATCTCCGGGCTCATCGCCGAGAGCGAAGCCCTCTACGGCCTGGAGATGCTGACGCCCCCGCCGCCCAAGCAGACCGCACCGCCGCCGCCCGCGCCGCGGGTGATCCGAGCTACGAGCACGGAGAGCCGCGAACCGAGCCTGCGCACGATCCAGTTCTAGGAGGCCGACGTGACCGAGAAGGGCTATCAGGTCAGCCCGTGGGGGATCATCGGCTGGTCGTCGATCGTGGAGGAGACCCACGAGACGAACCCGGACATGATGTGGCCGAAGTCGATCGACGTGTTCGACCGGATGCGGCGAGAAGACCCACAGGTGAAGTCGGTCATCCGCGCCGTCACGCTCCCCGTGATCCGCACCGATTGGGCGCTCGACGGCACCGGCTGCCGCGACGAGGTTACCGACTTCGTCAGCCGGAACATCGGCGTGCCCGTCAAGGGCAAGGCGAACGCGTCCCCCCGCCGGCTCAAGGGCCGGTTCTCGTTCAAGGAGCATCTGCGACTCTCGCTGCTGTGCCTGGTCTACGGGCACTCCTACTTCGAGCAGGTCTACACCGTCGACGCGGACCGTCGAGACACCCTCGCCAAGCTCGCGTGGCGGCCCCCGCGGACCATCGAGAAGATCAACGTCGCCCGCGATGGCGGCCTCGAATCGATCGAGCAGTTCGGCATCGCCAAGCCGATCCCGGTGAGCGCCCTAGTCGCGTACATCAACGAGCGCGAGGGCGGCAACTGGGTCGGCGAGTCCCTCCTCCGTGCCGCGTACAAGATGGCGCTGCTGAAAGACCGGATCCTTCGCATTCAGGCGTTGACTGCCGAGCGCAACGGTCTCGGCATCCCCGTCTTCGAGGCGCCCTCGTGGCCCGAGGGGATGGATGCCGACAAGGCGCTCGCGTGGATGGACGAGCAGATCACCCGAGGTGAGGAGCTGGTCAAGGCCGCCCGTGCCGGTGACGAGGCGGGCCTGGCCGTCGGGTCCGGCGGCAGCTTCAAGTTCGTCGGTGTCGAGGGGCAGCTCCCCAACCTGGACAAGGCGATCCGGTACTACGACGAGCAGATCGCCCGCGCGGTGCTCGCGCACTTCCTCAACCTCGGCGGTGACAGCTCGAAGGGCTCCTACGCGCTCAGCGACGTGCTCGGCGGGTTCTTCACGGACTCGCTCAACACCATCGCCGAGTTCCTGGCGGACGTGTTCAACCAGCACGTCATCGAGGACCTCGTCGACCTCAACTGGGGCCCAGAGGAACCGGCACCACGACTCGTACCGGCCCCGATCGGCGAGCGACAGCAAGTCACCGCGGAGGTGCTGAAGGCGCTCATCGAGTGCAAGGCGCTCGTAGTCGACGAGCACCTGAAGGCGTACGTCCGAGACCGCTGGGGCCTGCCCGTCGAGGACCTATCCGCGGACGCACCCACCCCGCAACTGAAGGAGGCGGCATGACCCGCACTGAGACGTGGCCGAACCGATTCTGGGGCAGCCAGGCCGTGCCCAAGACGAAGCGCGAGTTTTTCGACGCTGTCGTCGGTCCGCGGCCGTCCGGCGACGCACCCGAGATCGCCACCATCCGGCTCTACGGTCCCATCGACTCGTGGGGCGGATTCTGGGGCATCTCGGCGAAGGACGTCGGGGGAGTGCTCGACGCGCTTCCGGACTCCGTGAACCAGATCATCCTCCGCATCAACAGCCCCGGTGGGCACGTGTTCGAGGGCATCTCGATCAAGAACCTCCTCCGCGCGCACAATGCGAAGGTGACCGCCGTCGTTGACGGTCTTGCCGCGTCCGCCGCGTCGGTCATCGCCACTGGCGCCGACGAGACGGTCATGTCGCCCGGTACGCAGATGATGATCCACTGCACCTCCACCATCGTCTGGGGCAACGCCGCCGACATGCGCAAGGAGGCCGGCGTCCTCGAAGGCCTCGATCGCTCGCTCGCTGAGATCTACACCGCCAAGGCGGGAGAGAAGGACTGGGCCACGCTGCTCGCGGCCGAGACGTGGCTCACCGCCGCGGATGCCGTCGACATGGGACTCGCCGATCGCGTCGCGGACATCCCCGACGCCGGTGAGTCCTCCACGGTCGGCGACGACGAGCAGATCGTCCTCATCCCCGACGAGGAAGAACCCGATGACAACGCCGCCGCCCGGATCATCCGGTACGCCGCGCGCGCCCCCAAGCTCCCGGACTCGACCGAGCCGGGTGACCCCAACCGAAAGGAGAACGCTGTGGCCTACAGCGATCTGACGGCTGGCCTTCGCGAGCGGCTCGGTGTGACCGATGCCACCGCCACCGACGAGACGCTGCTCGCAGCCCTCGACGAGGCGCTCGCGGAGCAGCCCGAGACCCCCGCCCCGACGGCCGTTGCCGCCGCTCTGCCCGAGGGAACCGTTGCGATCGACGCGACCGTCCTCGCGGACCTGCAGAACAGCGCTCGCGCCGTCACCGAACTGCGCGCGGCGCAGGACAAGTCTCGCCGCGACGGCATCATCGACACCGCTCTGCGGGAGGGACGCATCACCTCGGCGTCGCACTCGCACTTCCGGGCGATGCTCGACGCCGACGAGACCAAGGCGACCG